TTATATCCAAGAATACGGAAAACTTAAATGCCGAGTTGCAGCTATTGTAGATGGTGTCACTCAAGAATTATTGAAACCAGTACATGATTTACTCATGGAAACACTCAGTAAAATACCTGAGGATTGCACGTTCAATCACGATAAGATTTCAGATCTAGCTAAACAAAGACACACGTCCGGACAAACCTTTTACGGTTTTTCTGACCTTAGTGATGCCTCTGATAGAATTCCAAAGTTCCTTTATGTACATGTACTAAACGGTATAAGACCTAATCTAGGCAGCCTTTGGAGTGAGGTTTTGACACGACGATTTTTCGTTGATAAAGAACTTTCATCACACATGACTCGTAAAGTGAAATACTTAGAATACGCAGTTGGACAACCTATGGGAGCGTTGTCATCGTGGCCTGCCATGGCCTTAACACACCATTATCTGGTGTGGGTCGCGGCAGGTTCCTACGAAAAAGCTAGAGGTAAATACGCTTTACTGGGCGATGATATAGTCATCTTCGATGAACAATTGTATCTAGCCTACTTGGGCGTGTTAACCAGTATAAAGGTACCCTTCAAACCTAACAGTGCTAAAAACTATTTTGAATTCGCGAAACGTCATTTTATAAATGGCAGTGAGTTCACTGGAGCATATATAAACGCATTATGCGAGGAACTTAATAGTCCTCAAACATGTGTTTTGGTTTGGAGTAACTTGTACACCCGTGGTTACATTAATTGTTTGCAAGTCCCGGAAAAACTCTTTTCGCTACTAAAAGCAGGGAAATCTAGCAGAGCAATCCTGAAGATAATACCAAATACCGTAAAAGGTTACAGTATAAACCAAGGGGAGTTCTCTAAGAAACTTGTTCATAGTATACTCGGACTTGGCAATTGCAACTACGACTATCCGGAGGCAGATTGTAAGGCTGTTAAGCTCCTACATCTGACTACGAGTATAGTACTACGTAGTGAAATTAGTAATATTTACCGTCAGGCTAATGTTAACGCTTCTCTAATACCAAAAGAGGTATTAAATTACGTTAAGCAACGTCAGCCAGGGTTTTATAACGATTTTCAAACCGAGTTTGCAATAAATATAGAGCAGATTGTAAGTGAACATAAGCAATTAACTTTGTCTATGGAAGCCCAATGGAAACTATTATATATTACAGATAAACCTGATATACCATTACTATTACGTCCCAAAGTCCCTGAATGGATTTATCCGTTTACACTGGGCAAACGAAATAAAGTAAAACAGGTTATGGCTTGGAGGTCGTCGTATCTTGTGAAAACAATACGAATATTACGTAGCCACTTTTAAACGAGCGTAGCATCATTTAAATGTCTAGGAATCACCACTTGCTGGTGATGTTTGCCGCTTCGGAAGCG